TATTACTCGTCAACTTGTTCGTAATGAAGATGGTACTGTAGGTGTCCAGTTTATCGACATGGATACTGGTCGAGTAGTTCAGAACCCCTATGGTGAACGTAAGGATATCTGGACTGCACAGACTAGCCTTGATGACATTCTCAAAGATGCTAACATTGGCTATGGTAAAGGTAAGAAACCTAAGGGCGGTAAGGATGCCCCAGCTGTACAGGCAGAGATCATTGGTTACGACAGAAAAGGTCGTGCTATTATCAGAAGCCAAGGTGGAGTTACTAGCTACGGTGTAAGGGCTGATGCTCCTGCATCTTTTGCTTCTAAGGCTCCAGTTGGTCCTGTTCAAGGGTTTACAAATCCTAATGAAGAGCAAGGTGATACGACGGATAATACTTATTCCGACACCTATGGTTATAACGATCCTGCAAAGGATAAAGACTATCAGGTAGACGGTAAGTTCAATCCGACTGGTATTGCAGAAAGAGACTTCCAAGCTGAAGTAGCTTCTAATACTAGGTCCAATGCTTTTCCAACTAGTATCTCTGAAACTGATTTTCAGTACTCTAATGGTGATAATTTCAGTGCTCTCGACGGCACTCCTCATAGTGAAGTAAACCAGACTCTTTCTGAAAGAGGAAATTGGGATGAAGCCACTATCGACAAAGCTGCTAGAACCCTTGCTGGTGAACTCCCCGGTAACATTGATCTAAGCACTCCTGAAGGTATTGCCGAAGCTCGTGGTATTCTCTCTACTATTGAAAATAGAGATATTGCCAATGGTCCTAATAAGACTGCTATAGATGCAATTACTGCCCCTTCTCAGTATTCTACTTGGAATAACGAGAAAATGGCTAACATCGCTAATACGAACTATTCTCTTCGTGCTGAAGAATTCAATAAAGTTGTCAAGGACTATCTGGAAGATCCTAACTCTAATCTTGGATTTACTAGTTATCATGCTCCCTATGTCAATCCTGCTTGGTCAGATGACATGCAAGACGTACAGGAAATTGGTAGTCATAAGTTCGGTACTCTCCCTGAATACACAAGTAAGATGGCTAAGTATCAAGCTCCACTAACAGACGAACAATCTGATATGGCAGCTACCGGACAGATTAACCAGAACTTCAAACAGAGTTTTGCTTATCCGGCAGGATATGATCTAGTTAATAATCAACCTCAGATCGATCTCACTGGTGTCAATGATATGGCAACTGGTGTTACCGCTCAAAGAGATTATGTCGCTCCGACTAATTCAATGGATGGTTTCGCTAAAGGTGTTACGGCCCAGAGGGACTACGTTGCACCCCAACGAATCGTAGAAGAAGCTCCGGCTGAAATTGGTACGTTCAACGGCACGGTGGTTGATCCAACTGCTACCATCAACAACCAAGTTTCTATGGATAATGGTTTTGCTATTCAGCAAGGTAATCAGATTGCCGGAACTCCTCCGAGTATTGATCCGGGAGTTACTGAGGTAGCTACCAGAGGTCTTCCTTCAGCTATTGATATCGGTGGTCAGGTTTACACTCCTGATGAAGGATTAAGTGACGGGTCTATATCCACTCCTGCATCTCGTATGACTTACGATGATCCAACGTCTCTTGATTCAAGAATGTCTGGTGATTTCGCTGCAAGTCCTGCAGGTGTATATGGTGATGCTGTTACTGGTTTTGGAACTACTAACAATCAGGCCCTTGGCTTTGGTGATTATGTCTCAGTAGATCCTGCAGCAGCAGAGATTAGTGCTCAGAGTGCTCAGACTCAAACAGGTCGTATCAATGGTCTGTATGAGAATGAAAACACTGGAATGCTTAGCGCAGCTAATGATATTGCCAACTCTGCCCCTGCTATTGGTTTTGCTGATTCAGTAGAGTCTCAGACGGCAGCTTCTAGTCCGACTTCCGCAGGTGAAGGTTCTAGCACTACTGGTGTTTCCACTGGTGTAAGTTCAGGACCCTCTGGTGAAGGTCCGGGTACAGCTAATGCAACTGATGGTGGTGATTCAGGAACAACTAGTACGACAGGTACTACAGGTACTTCTACCTCAGGTGGATTTGTGGATGCAGATGTAGAGGGCGATGATGGATACTAAACCTGATCTCAATATGGATATGGGCTTCATTAAGAAACCTTACGCCATTCAGAAACAAGTGATGGCTCCAGACGGCACCCTTCAAACTGTCTTCGTAGATGCTAAGACTGGTAAACCAATCCCTAACCCTAAAGGTTATCAAGTTGTACAACAGCCAGTGCAGCCAACTACTGCGAGTACTCCTAGACAGGAGACTAGAGACAATCCAACCAACACGGATATCGTCACTGGTAATGCAGATAAGAAAAGTGAAACTGCTGTTTCCAAGGCTGTAGAAACAACTAAAGAAAAGAATAATTACGGTTATACTGATAAGCCGGGAATCATGGGACTCGCGGGATTTGTTCCAGGTCCTCTTGGTCTACTCGGTACGGCTACTAATCTCGGATGGAATGCGAAGAATCAAGCAGCAGTTTCTGAACAAAGGACTGCTCTTGGTTTTTCAACTCAACCGGGTCAGAGAGCCTTAGGAACCGCAATTGATACAAATGGCTATATCGGCGAGGGTAAAGTAACAGCCCCGAGTGGTAAGACTTCTGTAGCACCCGTAGACTTTGATGGCGTGGGTCCTAACAACAGAACAGCTTATACCCCCGAAGAAGCTAGAAAACGTGAAATGATGGGACTCTTAACTGAAGCAAATGCTGAGGAAAAGAAAGCTGCCATTGGTACGTTTAACAATCAATTCCCTGAACAGCAAGGCTTCATGTCTAAAATGATTGCAGCCTCAAAAGGTTTGATGGGGAATATTTTCGGATCCTCTGCTACACCCTCTGGTGTTGGTACAGGATTAGGATTTAATACAGGTAGTGCTGCTGGTGCATACGGAGCGAACTCGTTCCCAACCAAGCCTAGTGCTCCTACGAATACAGCCACTGGATACGATCCCGGTCGTGGTCCTACGGTTGATACTACCGGCTTTAGTCCGGGTCTTTATTAATATCAACACGAGCTTGCTAGGGGATTTTCTCCTAGGGCTCATTTGGCCACCCGATACCTCTTTGTTGCCGGACTATTAGTTACCCGGACAAAGACCACTTGAGGCCCCAAGGAGAAAATATGCCAAAATATGTAAACCAACGTGAACTCGAAGAAGATGCAGAATTTGAACGTGAACTTTTAGATCGACAGGTTATCGATGAATCTGATGGTGAAGTAGTTACCCCGAAGACGGTGGTGGAAAAACCTAAAGATGAAGAAGTCGATTGGAAGTCTCGTTATGCAGAACTTCGTAGACATCAACAGCAGGAAAAAGATCGTCTCGAAAGAGAGAAGACTCAACTACTCAGAGAACTTGAGGGTATTCGTACCGGAGCGATCAAGCCACCGAAGACCCAAGAAGAGATCAACGAGTGGAAGGAAACTTACCCTGAATTCGCTGATGTCCTAGACGCGTGGATCAAGAAAGCTGTCGATTCAGCAACTGCCGATCTCCGACGGGAGAAAGCAAAGTCTGAAAAAGAAAAAGCTCTCTTGAGACTTAAAGAAAAGCACCCTGATTGTGAATCGATTCTCTCTGATCAAGAGTTCCACAACTGGCTTGCTGATCAACCCAAACTAGCTCGTGAAACGATCTACAATAGTTTTGATGTTAAAGCAGCATCCTTTGTTATTGATCGTTATAAGTCTGAACTTGGAATTACTAAGTCGTCTGATGGTGTCAGAGATGAAGATGAATTCCGTAGTGCAGCTAAATCCGTTAAGATAAAAAATAAACCTTCCGTGAATGATGAACTTGAAGATGGTTTTGAATTCTCGGAATCTCAAATCGAAAGAGAAACCCAGAGAGATCCAAAGTGGTGGGATGCCAACGAGGATAAGATTATGGACGCTCATCGTAGACGTAAAATTAAGTTAGATCTTTCTGGTGGTGCCAGTTAATCCTTAATTGTCTGACTACAGATACAATACAATTAAAGACTACCTGTTCTCTCGGCCCCTTTATAGGATACCCAATAAGAAAACAGCCCTTTAGATGAAGTATTAATCTGATCTAAACAACAAATCAAATTAATATATCTAAGGAGAATATAATATGGCTTTTCCAAGCGCACCTGGTTATAACCAGTTACAGGGCGGTGTATGGTCCCCGACTATTTACTCGAAGACCGTCCAGAAGCAGTTCCGTAAAAAGTCTGTTGCTAAGGACCTCTGCAATAACGATTACTTCGGTGAGATCGCCAACTTCGGTGACTCGGTTGTGATCATCAAGGAGCCTGAAATCAACGTTAGCGATTACGCTCGTGGTACTCAGCTCACCCCTCAGGACCTGAGCGACGAGTCGTTCACCCTGATCATCGACAAGGCTAAGAGCTTCAACTTCATCGTTGACGACATTGAAAAGAAGATGTCCCATGTCAACTGGGAGTCCATGGCTTCGAACCGTGCAGCTTATAAGCTTGCTGATTCTTACGATAAGAACATGCTCGCCTATATGTCCGGTTATGACTACGACGATGACACGGCAGCCTACTCGGTTCGTTCTTCGCTTTCGGCTGGTACGAGAGCTGAGTCCACGGCTGACACTGACGAACTTCTGTCGGCTAACAAGCTTGCTCGTAACTCGTTTGTTTCGGGTGGTTCTGCCTCCGATTCGGTTGCTATCGGTGTTGCCGGTACGTACGACGTTACCCCGCTTGCTGTCCTCAATCGTATCAATCGTCTCATGGACGAACAGAACGTTGACCAGGATGGTCGTTGGGTTGTTGTCTCTCCGGTGTTCCTCGAACTCCTGATGGATGAAAACTCGAAGTTCATGAACCATGACTATCAGAAGTCTGAGGCTCTGGACAATGGTAAGCTCGTTTCGAACACCATTCGTGGTTTCGATGTTTACAAGTCCAACAACCTGCCGACTTTCGGTACTGGTCCGGCTACGGGCGACACGAATGGTTCTTCGGCCAACTACGGCTTTATTGTCGCTGGTCAGAAGTCTGCTGTTGCTACGGCTGAAAAGATCAACAAGACGGAATCGTTCCGTTCGCCGAATACCTTCGGTGACGTGGTTCGTGGTCTTCATATGTATGGTCGTAAGATTCTGCGTCCTCAGGCTCTCTTCCGTGTTGCTTACAACGCGAACGTTGCCTAATTCTAACTAAGGAGAAATACATATGGCTACTATTGATCTCGCTAATCGTGCGGGTAATCCTTCCAAGGGTGCCCCTGCTCGCTCTGGCGCTGTACGTACTCCGTACATCATCGGTAAGGTTATCGACTTTGCTGATGCCGTTACGGCTAAGGGTTCTGCCCTTGCTCAGGCTGACGTAATTCAGGCTCTCGACCTCCCGGCGTACACTGTACTCTTGGGTGGTGGTGTTCAGGTTGTCACTGCGATGACCGGCACCTCGACTGATGTTACTCTCGATATCGGTGTTACCGGTGGAGACGTTGACAACATCCTCGACGGATTTGATTTCGACGGCGCTTCTGTTGGTGCAATCGGTGCAACTATTGGTGTTAATGAGCCGGTGATTATCGGTTCCACTGCTGATACGTTGGACATCCTCATTGCTACTCAGACGAATACTCTTACGGGTGGTTCGATTTGGGTGTGGGCAATGCTTGCTGATGTCTCCCCGACCAAGAATCCGGGTATTGCTGCTCTTCAGAGCTAATTAACTTAAGGGGTGCTGCCACAAGGTGGTGCCCCTTTTTCATAGCTCAGGAGTCAACAATGGATGATATACATTTTAAAATTGGAGCTCTTGAAACCCAAGTTACCCAATTAAACGAAACTGTTTCCCAAATGGAGACAGATGTAAAAGAAATTAAAACACAACTTCTCACATGGAAATCAACTGCTGTAGGAGCCTTGACGGTTCTCAGTGTTATTGGTTCCATCGTACTATACTTTGCAGATGCCTTTGTTCAATACTTAAAAGTTAAGCTAGGATTCTAAATGTCGACTTATCTTGAACTTACCAATCTATTGCTCCGAAGATTAAATGACACAGAACTCACTCAATCTAATTTTGCAACGGCTACAAGTACTCAGGCTAGCGCAAAAGATTGTATCAGGGCTGCCATTCAGGAAATCTATTCAGAAGAAACTACTTGGCCTTTTCGTTACAGATCAGGTTCTCAACTCCTAACTGTGGGACAAGAACAGTATGCTCTCCCTTCTTCGGCTGGTGATGAAGTAAGTTCAGTCGATTGGAATTCATTTCGAATTCAGGGGAGTACCGTTTTAGGAGTGAGTACTACTCCTCTTGAATTCATTTCACATGATGAATGGAAGAAATATCTCAGGGCAACTGATGAAGATTCTTCTACTACTGGTGTTGGAATACCTCGATATGTCTTCTTGACTCAGGGTGCTACTGCCAATGATTATTTAGGCTTTGGAGTTTCTCCGAGTCCTTCGGTCGCATATACTGTCCTGTTTGATTACAATGCAGTCTATCCAGAATTTGAAGATCACGATGATGAAACAGGTATCCCTGAAAGATTCGACTATGTGATTATTAACTACGCCTTGAAACACTTTTATATGTTCAAAGATAATACAGAACAGGCTGGATATTGGTCTAATGAGGCCAAGAGAAGTCTTGCTAAAATGAGACGTAACCTTATGCCTAAACAAGATGGAATTCGTTCCAGAGTCGTTAACTACGGCGGTGGGGTAGGCTCTGGTAGATGGAGTATTGGAGATATTGACTGATGCCTGATAATGTATCTTCATACACTGTTGTATGCCAAGGTGGTCTTGACACAACTCAGAATCATTTGTTCCTCGATGCTAATGCTCCCGGTGCAGCCTCTGAACTGATCAACTATGAAGTTGGTCTTTATGGTGGTTACAAAAGAATTGATGGTTATGAATATTTTGACGTAGATTACGGTGAAGTAGACTCAGCTAATGCCGAGGGAAGAATTCTTGGTATTTTCATTTATCAAGATACAATCATCGCAGCTAGAAAACAAACTGCCTCCGCAACCTATAAGTATTATTATTATGATGAAACCTCTGGTTGGGTAGCATTCGCTCCCGGTTTCACTCTTGACTCTACTGGTGTCATCAAGATCAGACATGCTCTTGTTACCTTCGGCGCTCAAGAATATATTGCCTTCGTTGATGGTGTGAACTCTCTCGTAGTCTACGATGGGACTGATTGGTACGAATATACTGACACTGGTGTTGGTACTTCTTCTGATCCCGGTGGTCCTATGATCATCAACAAACCATCATACATCGAAGTATTCCGCAATACAGTATTCATTGCTGGTGATCCTGATTATCCCGGTGTTATCGCTAATAGTGCCCCTGAAGATATTTTTAATTGGACTTCTGGTGCAGGGGGAGGACAAATTGTTGCTGGCTTCCCTGTTAAACAGTTAAAAACTTTCCGTGACTATCTCTATGTACTCGGTCAAGAAAATATCCGTTATATCACTTTGGATGGAACAGACTTCGTAATCAAAGATGTTGCTAAGAACATTGGATGTATTGCTTCTGATTCTGTTATCGAATTGAACGGTGATATTCTTTTCCTTGCTCAGGATGGTATCAGAACAATCTCTGGTACTGCTAAGATCGGTGACGTTAATCTAGCTTCTATTTCAAAACAGATTCAGAAGTATATTAATGAACTACAGGAAGAATACGACCTCACTTACTTGAATTCAGTTGTCATCAAGAAGAAGTCTCAGTTTAGATTCTTTGTCTCAGATGCTAGTGAAGAAGCTTCAGGTGTTGGTGTTATTGGCGGTCTTCGTGGATCACAAGACTCAAGTAATATGGAATATTCCAAACTCCAAGGTATCCGAGTATCTTGTGTTATCTCTGGCTACTACAATGACCAAGAAACAATTCTTCATGGTGATTATGATGGTTGTGTCTATAAACAAGAGTCTGGCAATACCTTTAATGGTGGATCAGTCTACTCTAGATATTCAACCCCATTCTTAACTTTCGGCGACTTCTTAGCCAGAAAGATGGTACGGAAAATGAATGTCTTCACTCAGTTTGAAGATATCTTTACTCTCAGTGCCGATTTTACTTTCGATTGGAATAAACCTCAAAGCCTTGAACCGAACACATTCACAGAAGATATTAACTCTAGTGTTCTAAGTATCTATGGCACTGATGACTTATACGGTACTGCTACTTATGGATCAGGGGATGTTTATCCCATTCTTGAATACAAAGTTAATGGTTCTTTCAAATCAATCAGAGTGACATTCACTACTTCAGGTACTAACTCTCCACAAACTATTCAAGGCATTGTTTTTGAATTTACTCCACAAGGGAAAAGATAAATGAGTGGCTATACTAGACAATCTACTGCTGAAATCGTTGACGGTGAGATTATTGAAGCACAACCTCTTAACGATGAATTTGATGCACTCCAGACTGCCTTTGGTGCTGTTACGGGGCATACTCATGATGGTACTACGGGCAACTCCCCTAAAATCAATCTGACCACTTCTGTTTCTGGTACTCTTCCTGTAGCTAATGGTGGTACTGGTCTTACTACTCTCGCATCATTTGTCACTCTGACGGGTACTCAAACACTAACCAATAAGACGTTAACTAGTCCTGCGATTAATACTCCCACGATCACTGGTGGTACAATCTCTGGTATTACTGACTTAGCTGTCGCTGACGGTGGTACTGGAGCCTCTGATGCTTCAGGTGCTAGGACTAATCTCGGATTGGTTATTGGTACTCACGTGCAAGCTTATGACGCTGAGTTGGCTGCTCTGGCAGGACTTACTTCCGCTGCTGACAGACTCCCATACTTTACCGGCTCTGGTACTGCCTCTCTCGCCACCTTTACTTCCTTTGGTCGTTCTCTGGTGGATGACGCAGATGCTTCTGCTGCCCGTACAACTCTTGAGCTTGTCATCGGAACCAACGTTCAGGCATATGATGCTGACCTAACCACGTGGGCAGGAAAGACTGCTCCTACTGGAACTGTCGTTGGAACTACTGATACTCAGACTCTGACTAACAAGACGTTGACCTCCCCAACCATCAATGGTGGTACTTGGACAGGTGGTACTGATCTTGCGGTTGCAGATGGTGGTACAGGTGCTTCGGATGCCTCCGGTGCAAGAACTAACCTTGGTCTTGTAATTGGAACTCATGTCCAAGCGTACGACGCAGAGCTTGCAGCAATTGCTGGATTGACTTCCGCAGCAGATCGACTTCCTTATTTCACTGGTTCGGGTACAGCTTCTCTAGCTACCTTCACGACCTTTGGTAGAACTCTCGCTGCTCTTTCTGATGCTTCTGCGGGTAGAACTGCTTTAGAACTCGTCATTGGTACAGACGTACAAGCCTATGATTCCGAGTTAGCTACCATTGCTGGTCTTGCTGTTACTGATGGTAATTTCATCGTTGGTAATGGAACCACTTGGACGGTAGAGAGTGCAGCAACTGCTCGTGCTTCTCTTGGTCTAACCATTGGTACTCATGTACAGGCTTACGATGCGGACCTTGACACTTGGGCTGGTAAGACGGCACCATCAGGTACGGTTGTAGGTACGAGCGATTCGCAGACGTTAACCAACAAAACTCTTGAAGCTGCTGTTTTTAACAATGGTTATACTGAAGAGTCTTATGCTTTCAACACTTCTACTAATGCTGCTGTTGATCTTGCAAATGGTACGGTTCAGATTCCTACATTGACGGGTGACTGGACTCCTTCGTCTTGGCCCACGGCTACTGCTGGTAAATCATTCTTGATGATTCTCAAACAAGATGGAACTGGTAATAGAACTGTCACTTGGGATGCTACTGTCGAATGGCCTTCTGACACTGCTCCTACGATTACCGCTACGGCTTCCAAGGCTGATCTTTTCGCATTCACTTCTGATGGCACTTATTGGTATGGTCGTGTTATTGGTCAACTTTACTTGTAAGGATAACTAAATGTTTGCATATGATGGAATTACTCCGGTCAATGGTGATGTCCTTTACGTAGAAGATGTTTTCTCTGCATATAGTTATGTTGGTAATGGTGCAGCACAGACTGTTACTACCGAAATGGATACTACGACCGATGGTGGATTAGTTTGGATCAAGAGAACATCAGACTCTGGTTTCGGTCATACTCTATATGATACTGTTCGTGGAGCTAACAACTATTTAGAAACTCATCAGAATACTGCTTCAACAGCGTTAGCCAACTCAGTAACTCTTAGTTCTACTGGTTTCTCAATCGCAGCTACTGCTACTCGACTGAATGCCAGCAGTGCTAGATATATTGCTTGGACTTTTGTTGAAAGACCACTGTTCTTCGATATAGTAACATGGAATGGAGATTCAGTTTATGGTCGAACAATTTCCCACGGTCTTGGTATTCAACCTGGAATGATAATTGTAAAAAGAATATCTGGTGGTGTAGGAAGTTGGTTGGTTTATCATAGAGGTCTACCCTCAAGTAAAGATGTTTTTGTTGCATTAGAGAGCACGACAATCGTCCAAGCAAACGATTATTGGGCCGGGATCGCCCCTACTTCAACTGGATTTAGTGTAAAAGATGACGATTATACTAATTTAACAGGTAGTAGTTATATTGCATATTTATTCGCACATGATACTTCTGATGAAGGTATTATCCAGTGTGGTTCTTATACTGGTAATGGTTCTTCTACAGGACCTACTGTTACTCTTGGTTGGGAACCTCAATATGTTATGATTAAAAGAGCTACTGGTGGTACTGGCAATTGGCTTGTTTTTGATACTACCAGAGGATTAACTGTCAACAACGATAGTGCCCAATTTCCAAATACTACTTCTGCTGATAGTTCTGGAATCAGCTATATCAACCCTACTGCAACAGGTTTCGCAATAAATACTGTATCAACAGATGTAAACTCAAATACTCATACATACATCTACATGGCTATCCGTAAGGGCAATATGAGAACTCCTGAAGATGCCACTAAAGTATTCGCAATTAATGCTTCTACTGGTACTGGTGCCACAAGAACCATCTCTGGTCTTTCGATTACTCAAAGACCTGATCTTGTTATTACCAAACAAAGAAGTTCTACTCAGACTTGGAATTGGCAAGACACGGTGAGGGGTACTGCTTCTCAGTTTACTTCTGTATCTACAACTGTCGCAACAACTGATACTGATAGAATCACATCCTTTAATATGGATGGTATTACTATGAGTACGGATGCTGTTCTTAATACTAGTGCTGCAACCTATATCAATTACTTCTTCAAACAAGCAAGAGGCTTCTTTGATATAGTTTCTTACACTGGAACTGGTGCGAACAGGACTATTTCTCATAATTTGGGTGCAACTCCTCAATTAATAATTATTAAATCTTTAGGAGCGGGTGCCGCTGCTACTGTATTTTACTTTGGAAGTGCAACTGCTTACGCGCCTCTAAGTAGTAGTTCTGGTGGCACTACTGATTCGACCTATTGGAATAGTACTGCTCCAACTGATACTGTATTCTCTCTTGGAACTAATGCAGTTGTGAACGCTAGTAGTACAAATTATATAGCCTATTTATTTTCTTCTGTTCCGGGTGTTTCTACTATTGGTACTTATACTGGTACTGGATCAACTGAAACAATAGATTGTGGATTTGTCCCTAGATTTATTTTTTTTAAGTCTGTTACTATTGGTAGTGGATCAGATTCTTGGGTACACGATACGACCAGAGGAATCGTGGCAGGAAATGATGCTCATTTAAGATTTAATGTTACTACCGCCGAAACTACTACTGATGATTATGTAGATTTAACTGCCACAGGATTTCAAATTAATACATTTGTGAATTCAGGACAAAATTATTTCTACTGGGCAATCGCTTAAAGTAAGGATTATCAAATGGATATCAGAATTAGAGAAACAGGAGAAATCCTAAACGAACGAGAGTTCAAACGTCTTTACAAGAAGACTAGCTTTGCCAATGGTGTTATCCCCCTTGCGTTCATCGAGACTCATGGGGGAGACGTCATCCTAGAAGGACCACAGCCTACGGGTAAGTGGTGGCAACATTCCTACAGGGACGGTGTAGAAGAAATCAACGGCAAGTGGTACTGGAAATACTCCCTTGGTCCTACCTTCGCTTCTCAGGAAGAAGAAAATACCTATGAAGCACAGAAAGATAGTGAACTCCACAGAGGTCATGAAATTAGTGTTAATGAGGAAAGAGCCAAGAGAGTTCTTACAGGGTCTACTTTCACTGTGAATGGTAAGGACATCGTTCTTACTGGTGATCAACAGACCAAAGATAATCTCTCTGATCTAGCTTTTGCTGCTTCTCTCCGAAAGGGACAAGGAAACAACAATCACGTAACTGTCTTCAGGGATGGTAACAATGTAGATCATGAACTATCTCCAGATGAAGTAATTCAACTGTGGTCTATGGCAGCAGCCTTTGTCTCAAACCTTTATCAGAAATCATGGGCACTGAAGGCAATGAATCCAGTCCCTGAAGATTATAAAAACGACTCTTATTGGAGCTAAAGATGAACTTAAATCTAGGTTATACTCAGCTTATCATCAAGAAAGCTCAGGAAAGAAAGGTCAGTCTTAATCGATTGGCCTATATTCTGGCAACTGCCTATTGGGAAACTGCTAAGACCATGAAACCCGTGAAGGAAGCTTTCTGGTTGTCTGAAGATTGGAGAAAAAAGAATCTCCGTTATTTCCCCTGGTATGGTAGAGGCTTCGTTCAGTTGACTTGGGAGGCTAATTATAAGAAGGCTTCCGTAAAGCTCGGGAAAGATTTTATCAAGAACCCTGATGCAGTCATGGAACCTGAGAACTCTGCTGAAATTCTTGTTGTAGGTTCTCTTGAGGGTTGGTTCACTGGTAAGAGTGTCTTCGATTATATCGACGATGTTGATGAGTCTGATGTTGAAGATATGAAAGAATACCAGAATGCACGTAGAGTAATCAATGGTGTCGATAAGGCAGTAGAGATTGCTAAATTGGCCCTTGAATATGAGGCTGATTTGAAGAAAGCAGGATATACTACGGATGTAGTACAAACCTCTATAATCGTTCCTACAGTGCCTTCGGTAAATGTTGATACTCCTCCGACACCTAAACCTGTAGAAAACGCTCCTATGACGTTGTGGGACCTAATTAAAGCTATTCTAGGAGCACTGAGATGATTGGTATCGGTTGGTTATTTAAATTAGGAGGTTGGGTTATCTCAACCTTCACTGGTGGTTCTCTTGATAAAATCTTGAATACTATCGAACACGGTATCGATGATGAAACCAAGAAGGAAGAGATTAAAGCTGAAGTAACCAAAACTTGGATTAATGCTCAGGCTGCTCTTCTTGTCGGTAGAACTTGGTGGTTCCAGCTTTTCTTTGTCATCCCACTCGGTGTTTATTGGGCTGCTCTCCTTTGGGTTAGCGCCTTTCCGTTCTTAGGTTGGACAGTCAATGCCCTTCCTTCTCCCTATTATGAATGGGCGGCTGGTATCGTCTCAGCATTATTTATTGTCGATGGTGGTAAAGCTCTTATTGGCAGATTTACTAAGTAAGGATTAGAAATGGGTAATAAGAACGACGATAAAAACAAAGGCGGTAATAATAACGGCGGTGGTAATAAGGGAAATAATAATCCCCAAGCCGCTGTTTATAATACCGGTAACACTGGTGGCAATGGCACTGTCTTTAACTATTCCAATAGCGGTAATAATAATAAAAACGACAATAAGAATAACAAAGACGATAAAAAAGACAAAGACAAGGGTGGTAATAACAATGGTGGGAATGGGGGTAAGGATAAAGATAAAGACCCCAAGAATCCAAAGCCTGATCCTTATGTGAACCCTGGTGTTGATACTGGTGGTGATAAAGATAAGGACAAGGATAAAGATAAACCTAAAGACCCTAATAAGCCCGACAAACCAAATAAGCCTGTTGACCCGATCACTGATCCCGTAACTGGAGATGGTACTCAAGTGGTTCCCGGTAATCCCGGTAAGAACCCTAATGCCATTAATGTCGTCGATTACGCTGGACAGCTAGTTACTGACCCTTCTAAGGGTTTCAGACATGATGACCCTTCTACTCCTCAAAATGAGTCTATGCTTGCTTCAGATCATTTGACTAAGCAAGGTGATGTTCAGAACATGATGGATAAGGGGTCTATGGACCCTAATGATCCTAACTACCAGATGAATGCAAATTCTAATGGTGTTCAGAATCAGAATGTCGTTAATGTTCAAGACAAAGACACAGCTACTTATCAAGCCCAGCAGACTCAACAGGATGTTGCCCAGCAGGATATGACTGGTGCTCAGGGTCAGGTATCTTCTCAGGCTGTTGTTGAGGCTGCTCAGGCTGATATCAAAGGTATTGCCACTGGTGTCAATGCAGACGGTTCTGTCAACGAAGTCGGTAAGGCACTCCAGAAATATGCTGCTCAGGACTTCACCAACATTATCGATACCTCTACTTCGGCTGGTAAGCTTCTGGCTCAACAGTTGGGTGAAGGTAACTATACTGACTCCAAGGCTACTCTTCAGGGTCAGTTAGAAATTCTCTCTGGTCAGTTTGTTGATCCGAATACTGGTGAACCTAAGATTCCCGCTTGGGCTGCTGGTACTGCTCGTAATGTCTCCAAGATTATGGCTTTCAAGGGTATGACTGGTTCTGCTGCTACTGCGGCTATGTCTCAGGCTCTACTGGAAGCATCCATTCCGATTGCTCAGGCAGACGCTCAGTTCTTCCAGACACTCACTCTCCAGAACCTGAGTAACAAGCAACAGGCTACGATTAACGCAGCTAACACGATTGCCAAGTTTGAACAGACCAATGTTGATAATAGAATGGCAGCAGCTATTCAGAATGCTAAGGCATTTCTCGACATGGATATGAAGAATCTAGACAATGAACAACAGGCTAAAGTTATCAACAACCAAGCTCGTGTTCAGAGTATTCTTGAGGATGCTAAGGCTACCAATGCTCAAAGATTGTTCACTGCTGAAAATCAGAATGAGATGGATAAGTTCTATGATGAACTGAACACTCAGATCAATCAGTACAACTCTGGTCAGAACCTTGATGCTCAGAAGTTCTCGTCCACTATGGCCGATTCTCGTGAGAAATTCTATAAGGAAATGCAGTACAATATAGGTGTTGCAAATGCTAAATGGAGACAGGAAGTTCAACTCAATGAAGATCAACAAGCTCATGAAGCTGCAACAACTGATGTTAAAAATATGGTCGACTTGTCAGTCAATCAGCTTAATCAGATTTGGGATAGATCTGACGCTATGTTGGATTATGCTTGGAAGTCTTTTGAATCCGAGGCAAACAGAAGGAACGAA